CCTAACGGCCCGCTGGGCCTGCGCCCATGTGATCGGCTTGCCGGTGCGCGCGTTGACGGCGATCACGGGGTTCGGCTTGCGCGGCTGCGGTTTCCTCGGCGCCGCCTTCTTCTTCGCGGCGGCCTGCTTGCGGGCGCGCTGGGCCGCCTGCTGCTGCCTGCGGCGTTCGGCCTGCGCGGCCCTCTGCTCGCGGCGCTTGGCGGCCTGGTGCCACTTGCGCCGGTTGCCCTTGTGTGTGACCGTCGTCGCCCGGGTCGGCGCGCGCAGGATCGAGCCGAACGACTGGTGCCTCCCGCCGGAGATGAACCGCGCCGCGACCCGGTCCGGGCGCATCGCCCGCTTCGCCCTGCGCCACTCGCGCGCGAGGTAGCCGCCGCGCCGCCGCGCCATCAGGCTTCCATCCGCAGGCGCCGCTTCACGCCCTCGTCGTCGCGGTAGTACCGGGTGTCGCGGCCCTCCACGCGGAAACCGACGACGCCCATGGTGCGCCATAGCTTCGCCACGTCGCGGGTCCACGCCAGCGAGCAGTTCTCGTGGCCGGCAGCGGCCGCCGCGGCGGCCAGGTCGCTGACGGTCGCGCCGGCGTCGAAGCTGGCAAGCAGGTCCCAGACGGCGCGGTGCTTCTCTTCGATCTCCGTGCCGTCCGGGTACATCGGTACCGAGCGCAGGTGCCGCACCGACGCCGCAGGAACCTCGTCCTCGATGCCTGCGGCCGGCAGGCCACCACCACCGCCGGGCGGGCTGGTGCGCGGCGTCCTGGCCGCGTCGCCCAGCACCCTGGCTGCGGCCGCGGCCGAGCCGGCAGCGTCGTCCAGCGCCGGGCGCGTCTGCGCGAACTGCTCGATGTAGGAGACGATCTCGTCGTTGTCCGACCAGTAGCCCTTGTACTTCACCGGGATCTTGATCTGGGGCGTGCGGAAGAAGCACATCCCCGACACGTACAGGTCCGTGTGGGCCCGGTAGCCGTCGCCGTGCGCGCCCTGACCGAGGATGATGTTGGTCTGCGAGAGCTTCGCGGTCTGCACGCACACCAGGTTCTGGATCTGGTCCAGCCCGTCGCGCCCGTTGCCCGCGGTGATCGCCCCGGACGGGGACTGAGTGGCCATGACGACCTGGATGCCCAGGGCGCGGAAGACCATGGTGATGGTCTCGAAGTTCTCCGCCACGAACTTGATCGCCCGGGTGACGCGCTCGGAGTACTCGCCCCGGCGCACCTTCTTCGCCTGACGGATCAGCTCCGCGTACTCGTCGAAGACGATCACGATGACCGGGCCGTGCTCGGCCGGGTCCCACTTCTCCACGGGCTTGCCGGTCAGCTCGCGCAGCTTGGCCAGGTAGTCGCCGCGCACCTTCGCCACCGCGATCAACGCTTCGAGCATGAGCGCGGCGTCGCCGATATTGCGCGCGGAGCGGTCCGCGATCGGTTCGAAAATACCCAGCTCGATACGGCCCGGCTTAAGGTCCACAAGCCAGATAACCGCGTCCTCGAGAGCGGCGAGGGAAATCACCAGGGTTTTCAGCAGAACCGATTTCCCGCCGTTCGTCGCGCCCCCGATCAGGGTGTGCGTTCCGAGCAGCACGAGCGAGCCGTGCGAGCCGTCGGCGGCCACAGCCAGCGGGATCGGCTCGGCGATCGACTTGGCGACCGGCCCGGGGAACGGCACGACCTCGGCCAGCGGGTCGATCTCCCCGTACCGCACGGTGAGGCGCAACTCGTGTCCGCGCCGCGTCGGCAGCGCGATCACCTGGTTCGCGCCCAAGGCGTTGGTCAGCACGTCGCGGCGTGCGATCACCGACTCCGGGGACACGCTGGCCGCCGGCGCGAGCTGCACGGTGACGGTCCACGAGTCGCCGTCGATCCGGGAGAAGCTGTGGATGTCCGACAGTTCGATGCGCATGCCCTCGAACGCCTTGCGCACCAACTGCTCCTCATGCGAGAGCACCTGCCCGGCAACGAGCTGACCGGCAACGGGGGCGGCAACGCCCGGCATCGGCACCAGTGCCGGGGTGGAAGCGGCCGTGTAGTCCACGACGAACTGCCGCTGCTCGCCGATGCGCGAGTTCCGGCTCTGGAACCAGGCGTAGTAGGCGCCCGCTGCCGGAAGCAGCGTCACACCGGCACTGAGGAACGACAGGCCGGTGATGCACGCGGTGCCGAACGCCGTCAGCGCCACCCCCGCCAGGCCCACGATGTGCGCGCCGATCGACAGTGGCTCGCCGTCGCTGTTCACGGCTCGGATGACGTGGATCGCGCCGTACGCGCCCGCGCCCAGGATGCCCGCGCCCAGGAACACCGACCCGAACCAGGGGTGCATCGGCTCGGTGGCCGCCGCGCCCCAGCCGCACACGTCGCCTGCGATGACGCCCAGGGCCGGGAACAGGTGGCGGTCCTGCATCCACTGGAACAGCGACCAGCCCGTGCGGTCCGCCAGGCCGGGGGTGAGCTGGTCCGCCACGTGCGCCGGCAGGCCCGGGTACGGCGACGCCGGGTCGTAGCTGGGCCGCGTGGCGATCGTTTGCGCGCCGTACGCGGGCGCATATGGGCTGACCTGCGACGGGATGATCGGCGCGGGATCTGACGCCACGCCACGCGGCACGAGATAGGTACCCGGGGCCTCGGAAATCCCGATCGCATCGGCTTCTTCGGTGTCCGTGGCGTGGCGAGTGCGGGTGGCGTGGCGCATCAGCCTGCCTTCTCTCGTTCGGGTTCGTCGGCCTTGGCCAGTGCCTCGGTGGCCGAGCGGATGTTGCGCTCGGACCGGTCGGATTGCGGGACCGGGAGCGCGGGGTGGGCGTGGCGCAGGGCCGTGGCGAGTTCGGGCGCGCTGGGCGTGGTGCCGTGGCGCTGGAGGTGGCGGCGCCACAGCGGCAGCGCGAGCTCGGCCCAGTCGTCCGCCGAGCGGCGCCCGCTGCCGGTGATGAGCACGACGTTGCCGCCGCCGGACTCCCGCTGCCGGTCCGCACCGGCATTGGCCGTTGCCGCTGCCGGGCGCCCGCTGCCGCCCGCTGCCGGGTTCGCTGCCGCCCCGCTGTCGGTGCCGGATGCCGCTGCCGGGGCGGCGACAGGCTCCCGTTGCCGGGCGGCTGCGGGCTTCGCCTCCGGCCCCGTTGCCGCCCCCGTTGCCGGGAGCGCGAGCCGCCCTTGGAGGTGCAGCAGCCGCTCCACGATCAGCGGCGGCCACGCCGAGATGAAGATCAGCACCAAGTCCGTGCCGCCGATCGAGCCGAGCACAAGTCCGTGGTAGACCGCGTTCGCCAGCACCGACATCGCCAGGCCGCCGCGCGCGTTCCACATCGCCGTAGAGCGCGCCGGATGAACCGCGGGCAGTAGCAGCGACGCGAGGGTGGCCGTGGCGGCGTACACGTCGATGGCGGCCGGCAGCAGGTAGCCGGGCGTGATGCCGAGGCGGTCGGCCAGGCGCACCAGGGTCTCGAACGAGATGGCGGCGGCGGCACCGAGGGAGATGGTGCCGCCGACGCCGACGGTCCAGCGCGCCGCGCTCGGCGTGGGGACGCTCGCGGCGGCGGACCTGTTTCGGGTGGCCATTTAGGCGGTATCCGTTTCCGGTTTCAGGCGGCGGCGGGAATCGAGATGCGGGCTTTGGTGATGACGGACAGCGCGGCGGCGGATATCGCGAGCGTGAATGCGAGGCCGGTGATTCCGCCGATATGCGCGGGGCTCGTCCACAGCAGCAGCGCGCCCAGCGCGACCGACCAGCGGCCGGCGGTGGCGAGCCGGCGCGCGTGCGCGAGGTCGGCCGGGCAGGGCGCGCTGGTGGCGACGAGGCAGAACCCGGCCAGTCCGAACGCGGCCAGCATGGTGCCCGCGGTGAGCAGTGCGGCAGCGAGTGCGGTCATGGTCGGCTTCCTCGGTGGTCAGCGCGCGGGGCTGGGCTCGACGGCGGCGGTGTGGCCCTTGGCGGTGGCGATGACCGCGACGAGGGCGGCGTCGCCTGCGGGCATGGGGCCGAAGGTGGCCTGTCGGCCGTCGGGGGCGGTGAGCGTGATGTCGCGGTCGACGCGGCTGTCGTTGCGAGCCATGGTCGGCTCCTTCGGTGGTGGACCGCCCGCGCCCTGGCGGAGGGGTGGCTCGGGGCGCGGGCGGCCGATCGGGGGCGATGCCTTCCGCCCGTGACGGGGCGTCAGGTACTCTCAGAAGCACTGTACGTGATTCACGTACACCTTAGCCAGCCCTACACTGCGGGCTGTGACAGATGGGGAGATCGAGCGCATGGTCGAGGCGGTGCGGTCGATCGCCGACCCCGTGGCACGCTGGCGCGAGCTGGACCGGCTCAAGAAAGACATCGCCGTGTCGCGCCGAGCCCTGTCGCGGCTGCGCAAGGACACCGTCGACGAACTGCGGGGCCTGGTCGACGACGAACACCCCGAGGGCTGGTCGCTCACGCAGATCGGCGACCTGACCGGCGAGACGCGCTCGACGATCCAGTACGTCGCCGACGGGCGAGGGCTCGCCCGCGAGACGGACGGCGAGTAGCGGCTACTCGAAGCCGGCCGGGATCTCGTCCTCGACGATCCCGAACCGCGCGAACACCGCGCCGAGGCCGTCCAGCGTCACGAGAACCCGCCGAGCGCCGACAAGCTGCGGGGGCCCGATGATCCCGGCGCCCTCGATCGCCAGCATCAACCGCTCGGCCGTCGGCGCGTCGATCAGCAGCCGCCGCTGGAGCATCAGCGGCGAGGCGTACTGCGATCCGGCCACCAGGCGAGCAGCCCGCACGAACTGCCGCTGCGGGACCTCGATCAGCTCGGGACGCTCATCCTGCGGCTCCGGCTGCGCGAGCACCACACGGATCTGCGGAAGCGGGCGCACCGTCGGCTCGACCCGGCGCGGCCGAGGCGCGGACCCGGCGGGACGCGAAGCGGCACGGTTCGCAGACGCAACCCGCCGACGGTCTTGCCGGTCCAGCCGGATCATCGTGCGCAGGCCGAGCGCGACCACAGCGCACAGCACCGACAGCGCCGCGCCACCCGAGCCGTCCACCCCACCGCCCCCTACTAGATGACGTGAAGGGTAGCGCTCCGTCACCGCGAGAGCATCGGGGAACGCGAAAAGGCCCCCGCCTCGGGGTAGGCGGGGGCACTTCGTTTCGCGGGGGGGTGCTTTCACGGTAGCAGCAGCGTGAGACGGATGGACGGGAACGGGGGAGCCGCCGGAACCACCAGCGACGCGCGCACCACAGGCAGGCCGGAGCTCGGCGGAACCGCCACGGCTGCCGACACCACGCCCTGCTGGCCGGGCGACCTCTGCGGGCTCGGGGACGGGGATGGGCTCGGCGAGGTCGGCGGCATGGAGCTCGCGGACGGCGATGCGGGGGCGCTAGGCCTTGGGGGCGAAGACGTATGGCCGCCGCCGGGCGCCGTCCGGCCGCTCGATACGGCGATCGGCAGCGAGCGCGGCAGCGCGTTCGACGGCAGCGCGGCCGGCAGAGGCCCCACAACGGACGGGGCCGACGAGACGAACGGCCGCGGAGGCGCGCCACCCTCGACCGGCACCGCAGGCACGCCGTGGTGCAGCAGCTCGACCGCGATCAGCGCGGCGGCGGCGGCACCGATCGAGCCCCACGCCGCATACCAGCCGCGCGGGGGTTTCAGTGGGACGCCGACAGCGCCGCCGCGGCGATGACTCCCGCCGCCGTGATGGACGCCACTATGATCTCCTGCCAACTCCATCGCCGCCGCTCCCGAACCTCGATGGCCTGCTCGTGCTCGTTCGCCTCGTCCACGCCGCGCAGGGCCCTTACGTCGCCTTCGAGCAGCTCCAGGCGCCGATCGGTGGCTCGCTTGTACTGCTCGTCTGCGGTGCGGAACAGCTCGAACTCGTACCTGCGGACTGGCTCACTCATCCCACCCCTTGCGCTTTCGTCTCGCAGGTGAACCGGGGCCGGCTACTGCGCCGGCGTGTCGTTGTGCAGCTCGACCGCGATCGCGTGCGCGAGCGCCTTGAGCGTGGCCGGGTCCTGGATCGCGGCCTTCACCGCAGCAGGGTCCACGGTCACCGCGGGCGCGGCGAGCTTCGCGACCGACGCCGCGAGGCCGTCGAGCTTGGTGTCCAGGTCGGCCTGCCGGGCGTGGGTCTGGGCCACCATCACGCCGAGGCTCAGGGTGTGCCCGGCGCCGATCTGGGTGCCGTCGAGGTTCTGCTCGCCGAGGTAGGTGTTGCGCAGCAGCGCGCTCGTGGCCGTGGCGACCTTGGTCACGTCGTCGTCGGTCAGGGGCATGTCGTCTCCTGTGATGTCGGGCAGCCGTCCGGGCTGCCATTGGCCGAAGTCGGCGACCTGCGCCTCGTTCACATCCACCTGCACGCCGCCGACGGTCGCGCTCCCGGTCTGGCGCACCGTGTCGCGCGGGTCCCATTGACCCCCCGACCAGGCCGAGGTCTGCCAGGTCCACGCGTATCCGGCGTCGCGCGCCGTCTTGATCGGGTAGTAGCCGCCGTACTCGCCGGTCCCGTCGTGACCGACCACCGAGGCGAATCCGGCGAGGTAGTCCAGGACCGCCGCCTCCTGCGCGGGCATCACGTCCCAGTCCACGGAGGCGTAGATCGGGCGCCCCGCTGGCATGCCCGCAGCTTTGGCCTGCGCGAGCGCCAGCGTCGCGTCGGCGATGCCGCCCGCGCGGCCGCGTAAGGCATCCGTCGCGCCGTACTCCCAGTTCGCGACGCACCAGACCCCGTGCGCGGCGAGCGCCTGCGCCTCGGCCAGCGTCAGGTTCTTCGACAGGTCGCGGGACAGGTACCGGCACGCGAACACGTACCCGTCCGGCGCGATCGCGGACGGGTCCGGGTGCTGCCAGGCGTAGTCGATGCCGCGGACGGTCATGGGGTCGTGCCTCCCGGCGGTTGTGCGGCCAGCGCTCGGTCAACGTGCTCCTTGACCTGCTCGTGGTGCTTGGCGAGCCGCTTCTCCAGGTCCTTGGTGATCGCCCGCATGGCCCGCCGGTGCGCCCACACAAAGGCGACCGGCAGGCTGACCGCGCTGGCGGCCAGGTTCGGCCACACCTGCCCGTACCACGCCCACAGCAGCTGCGGGACGGTCACTGCCCGACGTCCTTCGCGGGCACGAACTCCGCGGCCGCCGGTTGGCCAGCGCGGTGCCAGCGCAGCGTCTCCCACAGCGCGGAGGGAATGACGTGCACCCCGTAGTGCGTGCGATGGTGGTTGACGCACAAAACCTCGAGGTTTCCCGGCGACTCAATCCACGCCTGGAACGCCTCGTCGTCGGCGAAGTGCAGCCCGAGCGCCTTTTCGATCCGCGCCGGGTCCACCGCGTTGACCTGCGAGAACTCGACGTGGGAGTGGTGCAGTTCCAGGCCGCCGCCGCACAGGTCGTCGCCGATCGCGCACTTCCACAGGCCCTGCCGCTTCAGCCGGGCCTTGGCCTGCTCGAACAGGTGGTAGTGCGGGTCCTGCTCGCGCGGCGCGTGCTCCGGGACGTGGGCGAGGATGTGGATCGTCTCGCGCTGCTCGTGCGCCGCGGTCACGTGAAGCTCGGCGGGACGGCGGTGTAGTTGGTCGTGTAGTTGGTCGTCGAAGTGTCCTCGCGGGTCAGTTCCTTCTCGACGTTCCACCCCGCCGGGATGAGCGCCACGATGCCGTTGAACAGCGCGAACGCCTCCGCGTCGCCGAACACGGGCGTCGCGGACACGCCGAAGTCGATCGACAGGCCGCCGCCGTGCACCGGGTCGCTCGCCGAGATGCTCACGTTGTAGCCGGTCAACTGCTGGGTCTGGCTCATTGCTCTCCTAGGCGTGAATCCACAGGGCGCTGAGGGATGAGGTCAGGTCTGAGCCCTGCGCGGTGGCTAGGCCTCCGCCGGAGCTCTGGAACCCGAAGGTCTCGACGTAGTCGCCGACGTTCAGGAAGATCGGGATCGAGGCCGTCGCGTTGGTCGGCGGGCTGGACGGCGTGGTCGGCGTCAGCTGGCCGCCTCCGGGCACGTGCGTGCTGTTCTTGCCCGGCAACGCCCCGCGAAGACCAGTGCCGTTCGCGGCGAAGCTGCTCGCGCCGGAGACCAGGTACCAGCCCGCGACCTGGGCGGTGTATCGGCTCGGGTTGGTGGTGTTGCTGTGCCCCCCGTAGGAGTCGACGACGGACACGTCCATGGCCAGCGCAGTCCACACGGCCGTGCTGATGGAGGACGTCGTGAGCTGCGTGACGAAACACACCGGCGGGTTGATCAGGAAGTTGAGGGCGTCGCGCACCGCGTTCAGGTACGCGGCGACCTCGACCTCCTGGACGCCGAACGTCCGCGGTATGGGAACGGGCAGCACCGGCGTCTCCGATCAGGGCTAGTACGCGAGGCGCGCGGTGGGGGGCGTGAGCAGCTGCACGGGCCTGATGCCGTCGGTGACGGCATCGCCGATCGCGTGGCTGTGCACCAGGGGCGTGCCGAGCGTGAGCGCGACCGTGCTGTATCCGGGCACGGACGGGCCGACGGAGAGGATCTCCGGCGTCGGCGCGAACGCGCTCGCCGCTCCGGCCTGCTCCCACTGCAACGCGTCGCCCTGGAAGTTCCAGGCGATACCGGGCGCGGTGGCGTCCAGCGGCACGCCCAGCGCCGCGAACGCGGTGCCTGCCGGCGCGGTCGCGGTGACGGTCACGCGCGTCCAGCCGGCCGACGGGCCGCCGGCCAGCGCCACCGAGCCACCGTTGACGGTGGCCAGGGTGCCGTTGCCGGTCGCGTCCAGGAAGATGATCTGCGCGTGCACGGTCGGGTTCGCGCCCGTGGTCGCGGAGCGCACGTACACCGACCACGTGTGCTGCTGGCCCGCGTAAGCTGGGACGAGGTTGACGCGCAGCAGCCGGAACAGCGACGCGTTCGCGCCGATCGGCACCTGCCAGACCTGCGCGCCCTGGAACGCGGACGCCGACGCGGTGACCGTGGCGGTTCCGAACGCGGAGCCGATGCCGACCGTAGTGCCGTTCGTGCCCGGCGCCAGCGGGAACACGCCGGACTCGCCCGCGGTGGCCTGGTTGGGGGTGAGCAGTTGGCCCTCGGCGTTCGCGGTGCCCAGGCCGATGGCGAGCAGGTCGCCGGTGTTCCAGTTGCTGCCCAGCGCGTTCACGGCGCCATCGGCCAGCGGGCCCACGGTGACCGAGGCGGCGCCGACGCTGGCGGCGGCGGTCAGGGGCGCGCTGGCCGATCCGATAACGGAGTTGGCGTCCCAGGTGGTCGGATCGGTGTATCCCTGCGGCAGCGGCTCGCACACGCCGCTGTTCGCCGCGTGCGTGAACGCGAAGTTCGAGGTGAACGTCAGCACGGCGGTCTGCCAGCCTGGCGACGTGGCGGGGATGCCGGTGGCCGCGAGCGTCATCGTCTCCTGCCGCGGCGTTCCCGGCTCGAACACCAGCTGGTAGCCCTGCGGCAGCGACGAGGCGAGCTGGTTGTACGGGGCGTCCGGCAGCGCGTTGATCGTCGCCGTGTTCGTGCCCGAAGTCGCCTGCGCGTTCAGGCTCGTGTGCAGCGCGCCCAGCGTCCAGTAAGAGTTGAGGTCCGCCGGGGAGGCCTCGACGCGCAGCCACGCCTCGCCCTTGGGGTTCACCGACCACTCGCCGCGTTGCACGAACCCGTCGAATTGGATCGCGTTACTGCGGTACGGCGAGCGCTTCATCACCCGGATGCGGGTGCCGATCTCCAGCTGCGCGCACACCCGGAACAGGCCCGGGATCGCGTTCGCGTGCAACAGCAGGCTGGAGCAGCGCATCCGGTTGACCGAGTACTGCCCCAGCAGGTACGCCGCCGCCGCTTGGGCCTCCGCGTACGAGGACACGTTGACCACGCGCGTGGGCAGCGTGCGCTGCCAGTTCGCGGCCTGCGACGCCTTGCTCTGCGCGGTGGCGACCTGGCCGGTGGAGTACTGCTGGACCGGGATGATGTTCCAGGTGTGGATCGGGTCGGTCGGCAGCAGCACGTCCTCGTAGGGCCACTCGCCGTTCTGCTGCGCCTCGCCGAAGATGAACACGGGCGACGAGTTGTACAGGGCGGCGCGGGACATGAACCGCAGCGCGCCGCGGTTGTTCTGGAAGACGTTGCCGTTCTCGGTGGTCGCGATCGCGAACGCGCCGTCTAGGGCGCTCTGCCCGGTCAGATCCGACGCGGGCCCCATCGACTGCGTGGAGCCGGCGTCGATCTGCGTCGCGCCGACCCAGCCGACCCACGAGAGCAGCCGCTTAAGGCGCGCGTCGGAGGACTCGCCCGACGACGCGGAGCGCCACGAGTTGTACAGGTTCGCGGCCTGCGTCGTGGTCACGGCGAACGGGAACTCGATGGCGTGCGCGAGGTCCCCGGTGAAACCCACCGCGTAGGTGTTGTCCCCGAAGGTGACGAACGCGCCGATCACGTCGGTGACGATGTTCGTCAGGCCCAGCCAGCCCGCGCCGGCGTTGTTGTCGTGGAAGACGCGCACGCCGTCGAGGTACACGTCGAAGAACTCGGTCAGGTTGCCGGTGTACGCGAACGCGACCTGGTGCCAGTTGCCGTCGGCCACGCTGCCCGCGCTCGTGAAGGACGGCCCCAGGCCGTTGGCTCCGGACTCCTGGAAGGTGAGCGTCCCGGTCTGGTTGATGCGCAGGATGAACTGCGACGCGTCGGGGCTGTAGACCGGGGTGGCCGCCATCCACAGCGTCGGCGAGTTCGGCGAGCCGGGGATCGCGGGGCAGCGGAAGGAGATGATGCGCGTCCACGGCGGGTTGCTCGCGGGCAGCGTCGCGCCGGGCGACGGCGGTCCGGGCGCGGTGGTGGTCTCGTGCAGGGCCAGGTAGGTCTGCGCGGACTGGGGGGCGAGCCGGTTGGGGTTGTTCGCGAACGTCGCGACCGGTCCGGCGGTGCCCAGGAACCCGGAGCCGGGGGTGTTGGCGGTGATGCCGTTGCCGAATACCAGGCTGCCCACGCCGTAGGGCGAGTTCTCCACGGGGGCGGCGATCCGGTTGCCGGTCAGGTCCGCGGCGCTGCTCGCCCCGGCCGGGTCGTTCAGGGCGTAGAAGAAATTCGGGCCCAGCGCCAGGCATTCCTCCACGAACGGGTCGCGGATGGTGCGCTGCGCCAGGCCTGCCAGTGCGTCGACGCCGATCGCGTCCAGTTCGCCCCAGGTGCCGGACAGGCGCCAGGACTGCGGGTACTGCTCGAAGGCGCCCCAGTAGGCGAACCAGGTCTGTCCGGGGTCGGTCCATGTGCTCGCCGCGCCGGCCTGCTCCGTCTGCCAGCCGGTGGAGTAGATCGTGTTGGTCGCGGTCGTGGCCGAGGGGGTGGAGATGAAGTACCGCGCCCGGCCCCACACCGCGCCGGCCGGGGCTGTGGCTGTGACGGTGGCGCGCGCCCACGAGCCGACCGGGACGGTGGCCGCCGTGCCGTTGGTCGCGGAGATGACGGCTCCGGTCGCGTCGAACCACCTGATACCGACCTGCACCTGCACGGTCGCGTCCGCCGAGGCGGTGCGCATCAGGTAGGCGGATGCGGTGTACTGCTGCAGCGGTGTGACCTGGATGCAGTCGGCGACCGGGCCGTCCGGCGCGGGCGCGCCGGTGGAGACTACGCCGCAGTAGAACGGGGAGACGTTGGAGGTGCCCGCCGGGCTGGTCCAGGCCACCGCGGTGGTCGCGCCGTTGGGGGCGACCGTCAGGTTCGTGGCCTGCGCCACGGTGCCGGCGAGGGCGGCGAACCAGTTGCCGGCGGAGTCCGTGGTCGGGTCGATGGATGCCGACCCGGTGGCGATCGGCTGCGGCAGCAGGTTCGGGCCGAGCGTGCCGGGCGCCACCCACGGGGTCGCGCTCGCGGACTGCTCCCATTGCAGTCCGTCCACCTGCACGGTCGTCGCCGACACGAGCGTGCCCGAGGCGAGCTGCACCTTCAGCTGCGCCGAGTACGCGCCGGCCGGGGCCATCGCCGTCGACGCGGTCACCTGCACCCAGGTGGCCGAGCCGGTGGTGATGGCCTGCGCGTTGCCAGCGGTCTGCGTGAGGCTGTTGCCCGACGCGTCGGACCACAGGATCGCCGCGTTCAGCGAGACGCTGTCGCCCGAGGGCACCCGCACCTGCGCCTGGAACGCGTAGGGCTTGCGCGGGATCACCGGCACCGACTTGACCAGCAGTGCCGTGCCGAACTGGGTGGCGCCGATCGGCATGACGGCCTGGTAGACCTGCGCGCCGTTGAACGCGCTGCCCGAGGCGACGATGCTCAGCGGGTAGCCGAAGTCGTTGACGACGTTCAGCCGCGCCTGCAGCCCCGCCGACAGGCCCCCTACCAGGCCGCTGGCCTCCCCGGCGCTGGCCTGGTCGGCGGTGAGCTGGTTGACGCCGAACGGCAGGCGGATGCGCACGGCCTTGTACGGCGCCACGTTCGGGTAGTACGGGCCCGCGCTGTTGCCGGGGTCCAGTGCGCCGTCGCGGTTGTCGAGCACCGGGTGCCATTCGCCGGCCTCGTTGCGGTCCATCTCGAACTGGCGCCCGTGCGTCGTCGACCAGGCGCCGAGGGCTCGGGCGGTGATGGAGGTCCACAGCGGCGGCGGGAACGCTTGGAGCGGCGCGGAGTTCCACGCGGCCTCGTAGGCGACGTCTGCGGGCCAGGTCGCGATGCGCCCCACCACGGCCCCCTTTGGGTCAGTTCAGGCCGGTCAGGGAGTTGCGGGTCTTGTACTGCTGGCTGGAGGAGCGCACGCCGGAGGTGACGAGTTTGCCGTCGAGGTACACGTTGACGACCGTCGAGGTGGCCTGCGCGGTCGCCAGCCCCCCGAAGCCGCCCGAGCCGACGGTGCCGGAGGGCGCGACCATGTCCATCGGCGTGATGAACCCTGACGCGCCGGGCACGAACAGCTCCGGCACGCCCATCTCGCCGACCCAGTAGGGCTGGTTCGCCTCGACCGGTCCGCCCGCGGCACGTGCGGGGATCTTCGTCCCGGACACGTGCGGGGTGATGTCGTTGATGCTGTTGATCTCGCTGTTGATGAACCCGGTCAGCGCGGTCATCTGCTGCTGCGCCGGGGTCGGGTCCAGCTTGATCGTGATGTCCTTGATGTCCGGAACCCCGAACAGCTCGTCGTTCAACTGCTTGACCTGGTCCTTGGTCAGACCAGCCTTGCTCGCGGCGGTGTCGAGCTTCCCGGCCATGTCCTGCAACGCCTTGGTCGCCTGGTCGGTGTTGCCGGTCTGCGTGTACAGCTTCTCCGCGTACGACTCGGCGGCAGAGGCCACCGATTGGAACTGCGAGAAGTTCTTCGCGCCGGCCACCGTGTTCAGGTTCACGGCGTCGGTACCGGAGGTGATCTTGCCGTGCAGGCCGTCCAGCGCCGTGGTGAACGCGGCCTGCGCGCCCGAGGTCTGCCCGTACTGCCCGTACAGGGCGTTGATCGCGCCCGTGTACGCGCTGGTCTCGGTGGTCGCCTGCTGGTACGCCAGCGCCGCCTGCACCGCTTCCCCGGACAGCTGCGACTGCGGCGCCAAGCTGTCGTTCAGGGCTGTCGCGTTCAGCTGCGCGTTATGCGCGTTCGCGGCCAGCGCGATCCCCTGGTCGTTCAGCGCCTGCGTGTAGGCCTGCGTGCCGGGGGTGACGGTGAGCAGATACGCGCCCTGCGCGGTCGCGCTCACGTGCGCGGACTCGGCCTGCTGCTGCAACGCCAGATCAGCGGCCTTGACCTGGACGTTGAAGACGCCCACGGCCTGCTCGGCGTTCAGCGTCGCCTGCGCCAGGTCGTTCTGCTGGGTCACGGCGTCGACGACGCTCGACTCAAGCTGCGTGAAAGCCGCCTTGGTCGCCTGCAACTGGGCGAGCTGGTTCTTCTCGGTGTCGATCTCCGCGTTTCCGGCGGCGGCGTGCGCCTCCTGCTCCGCGATCACCGCCTGCAGGTTCTGGATCTGCGCGTCCAGCGACCCGGACACCTCGTCCTGGGCGCCCTTCGCCCCGGCCATCGCGGAGGCGGCGGTGCTCAGCGAGATGCCGTAGCCCTGCAGCGTCTGCGCGGCGCCGGAGGTGGCCAGCTGGTTCGTGATCGTGGTGACGGTGTTCGCGCCGACCATGTCCGAGTCCTGCTGCACCGCCTGCGCCAGCGCCGCCTGGTCCTTGGCGGCTTGCTGCGCCGCCTGGCTCGAACCGGAGAGCAGGCCGGAGAACATCGGCAGGATGCCGACCACGCCGAGCAGGCCCCACATCAGCGGGCCGCCCATGGTGGAGGCCATGCCGCCCACCGCCGCGTCGGCGCCGGTCGCGGCTGCGGCCATCTCGTCGGTCGCGCCCGCCGCGGCTTTCGCCTCGGAGGCGACCGCGAGGCCCGGCACCGAGACCTGCGGGGGAGCGGCACCGTTGATCTCGGTGGGGATGGGCTGGCCGAAGGTGGTCAGGCCCTGCGCCATGAAGTCCATGCCGCTGGTCGCCGCCTGGGAGACCAGGCGCAGCCGCGCGGCCAGGTCCAGGGCCGCCTGCTCGCCCTGCGCTTCGAGGGTGGCGTAGAACTGCTCGTAGATCGCCAGTTCGGACTGGGTGAACCCGGTCGTATCCGCCTCGACGCCGTGAAACGCGTCGGTCATCGCCGAGGCGAGCTGCACGCTCATGCCCTCGCCGCCGCGAAGGATCGCCTCGAACACGGCGTCGAGCTCGGCCTCGAACGCGATCGACCCGGACAGCGCCTGGCTGGCTGCCGCGCCGATCGCGGCCGCGCCCTGCTGGGCGGCCTGCTCGGCCTCCAGCACGTCCTGGCGCACGGTGCGGAACGGGTCGTTCGGGTCCGAGACGAACGGGGAGGCGCCCTGGCCGCCGGTGAGCAGTTCGTCCAGCGACATGCCGCCCAGCGGGACGCCGATCGAGGACAGGCCCTGTTGCAGGCCCTCCACATAGCGCACGCCAGCGGCTTCGCCCTCGGCCGCCAGCTCCGGGGCGACCGCCTGCATCGCCTGCTGAACAGCAGCAGCGCCCGCGTCGGCGCCCGAGGTCACGCCGCCGGGGATACCGGAGCCGATCTCGGCGCCCAGCACGTCGCCAGCGCCGGCCGCGCCCTCGATCAAGGCCTCTTTCAGGGCCTCACCGGCGCGTTCGCCCGCGTCCGCGATCCCCGGGCCCATCTCCTGGGCGACCTGCGCGGAGATCGCGTCGCCGATCCCGGAGGTGCCCTCCACGAGCGCGTCGGACAGGCGCCCGGCCGCGGCTTCGGCACTGGAGGCGATCCCGCCGCGCAGCTCCCCGCCGATCTGGCCCGCCACCTGGTCGCCCGCGCCCGAGGAGCCCTCGACGATGCCCTCGCCCAGGGCCGCGCCGGCCATCAAACCGGCGGCGCGCAGCAGCGCGGGCAACCCCGCGAGGAACCCGGCGCCTGCGGCCGAGGACGCGAGCGTCGAGCCGAGTCCGGAGGCGTTGGCCTGCCCGAGGACGCCCATCGTGGACTGCGCGGCCGCGTCCAGGCCCAGGCGCAACTGGTCGCTGATCTGCCGGGCCAGTTCCTGCCCGACCGTCGCAGTGCTGGCGGCCAGTCCGGCGTCGATGGCCTCGCCGGCGGCGGCGCCTGCTTCGGCTCCGGCCTCGGCCATGCCCGCGGTCAGCGGCGCCGCGATCTCGGAGGCGACCTGGTCGCCGGTCGACGCCGCGGCCTCGGCGATCCCGGCCGCCATCTGCTCGCCTGCGGCCTGCCCGGTCTCGGCGGCGCCGGATACGGACGCCTGCAGCTCCGGGCGCAGGTCCATTCCGGCCGCGCCCTCGGAGATGCCCGCGGCCAGTTCCTCGCCGATGACCTCCCCGGCCGCGGCGACGCCCTCGGCGCCGATCTGCGAGCCGGAGAAGGTGACCCCGCCGATGCCCTCTTCCAGCGCGGCCTGCAGGTCGGCGGCGAAAACTCGCGCGGCCTCGATGTCGCGCTCCAGCATCGCCAGGAACCCGGAGTCGTCCCCGTCCAGGGTCGCGACTACCGGGGGTAGCTCTTCGCCTTCACCGGCCATGTCACCCTCCGGGTTGGGCGGCGCGCCACGCCCTGGTGAACGTGTCGGCGATCTCGGGCACGCTGCTGTCGCGGGCCGGTTTCACGTACGGGCGCGCCGGCAGGAACGAGCGGTGGCCGGCTCCGGCCCAGCCCGAGAGTTCCTGGATGCGGGCGTACACGGTGGAGGGGTAGATGCGGGCCTGCCAGCCGGTCTCGGTGGGCAGGACGCGCACGTACACGTGCTCGTGTAGCCAGCCGGTGCGCCACGCCGGGGGTTCGCCTTCAGGGGATGCGGGCGGGTAGGTGCGCAGCGCCAGGTTCTCCTGGATCGCTCCGCGCACGTGCTCGGCCGCGTCAGTGGCTGCTTTCTGGGTGGCTTCGGTGGTGCGCTCGGCCCACACCTGCAGCGCGGCCGTCCACGGCTCGACGTCTACGGCCATGGCTCACTCCCCGCGCAGGAATCGCTCCCATTCGGTCGCGTACGCGCGGTAGCGGCGGCGCAGCCACAGCGGGATTGCGTCGACCTGCTCGCAGGTCCAGCCGCGCCAGCAGGCGAAGAATCCGTAGTCGGCGGAGTCGTCCCAGTCGGTGTGCAGCTCTACGGCAGGGGCGCGTCCACGGAGTCGGGCTTTGGCCCGCTCCCATCCCTGGTAGGCCCCGTAGGGTCCTGCCACTGCTCCAAGTCCGGCACCACGGAGATGCCGAGGACGAGCTTGTACGCCTCCCACACGTGGCTGTACAGGGCGCGCCAGTCGTCGATGCGCTGCGCCTGCGCGGCCTCGATCGTGCCGTCTAGGGCCGGGGCGCCCCCGGTGCCGGGCTCGATCTCGGTGGCCATGCGCGCGATCAGGGCGTTGTGCATGTCCACGACGCCCTGCGCGCCGCCGGCGGTCTGGGCGGCGATCACGGCGGCGCCGTCGGAGCCGAGCAGGGTGCGGTGCGAGCGCACCTCGACGACCTTGCCGGACGGCAGTGTGTGCCGCGCCGGCGCGTTCGGGTCGGCGGGCGGGGTGGTGGGGTCTTGTTCGTTCACGGGCCGGGTCGCCCTTTCTGCGTCAGGTCTGCGGACAGTCGGAGCTACACGTACGAACCGGAGGTGACGGCGTTCTTCAGGGTCATCGTCATCGGGCCCAGGCCGCCCGAGGCGCCGACGTTCGTGGAGTTGAACACGCCCTTGCCGGAGACCATCCAGCGCACCATCTTCTTGCTGTAGTCGGGGGCGACCTTGGTGAACGCGGCCTGCTGCATGTCCACCTGCACCGCCAGCAGCGAGCCGCCGGTGCCCGCAGTGAACAGGGCCTGCAGCTGCGGCTGCGTGTTGTTGATCATGTCGGTGTAGTAGACGTTGTCCTGCGCGATGAACTGCAGGTCGAACGTGCATCCCAGGCCGCCGCGCGCCACCGAGAGCGGGACCTGGACGCCGTTGCCGGTGTACTCCAACTCCAGTTCCCGGTTGATCGTGATGGTGGCCTTCTCCAGGTTCGTCACCGCGTTCGTGCTCACCGGGCCGCCGACGCCTAGCTGCCCGATCCACGCCGCGAACGGCTTGACCGCCGAGGGGGCGGCGGTGGGCCGGGCGGCCAGCGGCACGGACTTGGAGCCCTGGCCCTTGCCGGACCACATCAGCATCCCGGTGGCGTACTCCCACGTCAGCACCAGCTGCGAGAGGCAGAAGTAGGGCACGTAGATGCCGCCGACGGTGGGCGTCACACCGTTGTAGTGCGTCCACGTGTGCGTGGTGCCCTGCCCGGTCGGCGCGGCGCCGGTGGGGTTCAGCAGCGCCTGGACGTGCGAGAAGGGGGCAGCGGTGCCGGTGGTGACGACGTCGCCGAAGATGTTGCCGCCCATGTACCCGATCGTGTCCGGGTAGACCGGGCCGCCGATCGCGGACACGTCGCAGTACTCGACGAGCTGGATCTCGGCGAACGCGTCGTTGCCCATGACGCCGCGGTACGCCTTGTCCTCGCCCCACGCGGGCTTGTCCTCCCACTTGAACGTGTCCACCGGGACCGTGGCGGTCATGGCGACGGGCGTGCCGGGGGCGGTGGTCAGTTCCTTGGAGACGCCGTTGATCTGCGCGGCGACCGGGTACACGATCGGTGCGGACATGGCCTACGCCTCTCCGGCCGCGTCGGCGGCCTGCTCGTCGGCCTTCGCCAGCACGTCGGCTCGCGCCTTCGTCTGCGCCTGCGCGTTCTTCGCGGCCTGCGCCGGGTCGTTGTCCGGGCCGCGCGTGGGCTTCTTCTTGCTCGGCTGCCAGTTCCCGTCGCTCGGGTCGTACGGCAGCGGGCACACGTCCCCGAACTCGGCGCTCTGCGGGGCGCCCGGGAACAGGTACGTGCGCGGGGTGAGGTCCACGTACTCGTACACGCCCGCCGTGGAGGCGTTGTCCGATGCGGCCGCGGCCGCGGGCGGGGCCTGCTCGGGCGCGGGCGCGTCCGGCGGCGGTGACTGGGTGGCCATCGGCCTGCCTCTCGTGAATGGGCGTGAGGGGGCCACCGGCCGCGCAGACCCGTACGCGGCCGGTGGGAACTAGAAGGGGAGGTCAGGCGGTGATGACCTCGGTGACGTGGAAGTCCAGGACGCCGAAGTTGAGGACCTCGCCGGCGTCCTCGTCGCGCACGGGCAGATCCCCGGCGCTCATGCGCAGATCGCCCTGCGACTGCGCGGCCTGCCAGATGATGCCCTGCTCGCCGGTGCCAAGATTGGGGTCCGCGCGCAGATAGGCCTTGATCGCTTCGACGGTCTCGTCCCAGCCGTCGACCCACTCGTCGCCCTCAAGCGCGGTGGCCTGAGAGTCGGTGGGGATCGCGTACCGGTAGATCAGTGGCAGCGCGACCGTGTACTCGACCATCTTCTGGCCCTGCACGGCCGGGTAGGCGATGCGGTCCTCGTCCACAAGGGCCAGGTGCAGGTAGCCGATCACGCCCGCGCCCAGGTCCGGCGGCAGCACCCACCACTTGGTCGGGTCGATGAACGTCGGCTGCGCCCGGTAGCACTGGTTCAGGCCCGCGAGGTGGCCGGGAATGCCGCCGTTGAGGTAGGCGGCGATCGCGCGGCGCACCGCGCCCATGCTCACCGCGACCTCTTGAGCGTGAGCAGGTCGCGTTCGGCCTGCTTGTAGTCGCTGCTGCCGCCAGGCTCGATGCTCTGCGTCTTCGGGCCGCTGTTACTGGACACGGTGCGCCCGCTGATCGACGGCATCACGATCGCCTTAGTGCCCTTGGTCTTGGCCAGCCACTTGGCGAGGGCGACCACGGCCAGACGCGCGAACGGCGGCAGAGCGCTGACGGTCACGCCGGCGTCGTGCGCGAACCGCAGGGGCGCGGCCAGCGGCACGACCGCGGACCCGACGACGTAGTTCGCCGCCACCTGCGCCGCCTCGGTGCTCTGCCCGTCGTAGACGGTGAACGGCAGGCCGGGCAGGAACCCGAGCACGTTGCCGGGGGTGATCTGCTGCGCGCCGACGGTCGCGGCGGCCGACAGGACGCTGTGCGCCCAGCCGCTCACGCAGCTCACGTCGGCGAACACCCATCCGTGCTGCGCGTAGGCGGCGGGGTTGGGGTTGAACGAGAGGCTCAGCGGCGGATTGAGCGGCGCGGGGATGCGCGCGACGTTCCTGGTCAGCCGGATGCCGGACAGGTCGCCCATCGCCGTCATGCCGTTGGCTGAGAAGCCGATGGACACGGCGTTCACGCTGATCAACGGCGAGTACGGGACCGGCACGCGGATCGTGCCATCGCGCCAGACCCGGTACTCCCCGGACACCACGTCGAGGGTGGCCGCCAGCACCTTCTGGCAGATGCGGTCCGCCTCACTGGACGCGTTGGCGACGAGCCGTTCAAGCGCGGCCTCTTCGGTCAGGCCGCTGCCGGAGGGGATCAGCTGCGAGACGTCCACGCCGGTCGGTTCGGCGAGGAAGTCGGCGCCGGTGATGTAAGGGGTGTAGCTGGCGTAGGTGGGCACGTACGGCGCGACGACGGGCGCGACCATCGGTGCCTCCTACGCCGGGTAGCGGTGATAGTGCCGCACCGGCGGCTCGTGGGGGTGCTGGGTGTAGCCGCGGGCGCGCAGGTGGTCGAGGATGCGCACGTCCAGGCGCTGCCACACGCGCGCCGGAAGGCCGCCGGTCGCGTCCTCGCCGACCGCTTCGAGCAGGTCCGGTTCGGCCTGCTTGAGTTCGGCGCTGAACCTCGTGCAGCCGAGACACACGAGCAGTTGGCGGCCGATGGCGTACGGGTGGCCGCACCACGGTTCGCGGCACGCGGTCAGGCCCTCGACCACGCCGGCGTGCAGGCCGATGTCCTGCTCGACGATCAGCAGATCGCCGGGCTTCCTCCAGGACTCGGCCAGCAGCCGCCAGTACGCCTCGTCGTCGTCCGGGCCGATCCGCACGCGCACGTGGCCGGGTGCGTGCGCGTTGGCCAGCCGCGCGGTGACCGGGTGTAGACGTGTGTAGGGGAGCAGGATCACCCCGTGGGCTTGGGCGTCGCCGCCTTCTTCGCGACGGTCTTGCGCGCCCGCTCGGGCTTCGCGTCGGTGGACGACTCGCCGTCCGACTCCGAGGTCTCGACGGTCTCGTCCTGGGCGGGAGCGTCCTGGACTTCGGTGCCGTCGCCTTGCTCGGCCTCCCGGGACTCGTCGCTCGGCTCCGGCTCCGGCTCCGGCGGTGTGGCGGCCGGCGTCGGCTCGGGGATGACCGTCTCCTTTGTAGCGGACTTGCCGCCCCGCGCCGCCTTCGAGGTCAACCTCACCTCGTGGTCGGCGATCTGCGCGGTGAGCTTGGCGACCTGGTCGCGCAGATCCGCCACGACAGTGGAGAGAACGGTGGGGTTGCGCAGTTCCTCGATCAGGGCCGAGCGCTGCGCCGCCTGGCGCGCGCCCTCGCCTTGCCACATCGACGCGTGCTTGGTCGTCAGCTCCAGGCCGAACGGCTCCGGCAGGTTGAACACGCCGTCGACCTCGGGGACGTATTCCACCGAGGTGTCCGGGTCGGTGACGCTGGTCGCACCCGTCAGGGAGATAACACGCATGGGTCCTCGTCTCGGGTGAACACCCGCGACCCTGGCGAGGGGAACGTCAGGGCCGCGGGCGGTCGGTTACGGAGTCGGCGCGATCGACTGGATGACGGCCTGCGCCACCGGCGCCTTGTTGATGAACGTCGAGAGCGAGCGCACCTCGCCGTCGTCGCGGGGGCCGCCGCTGTTGCGGTCGGAGCCGTAGACGTAGTCGTACATGTCGTCCAGGCACCGCATCTCGAACACGGAGCCGACGTCCGCGTTCGGGAACGGCACCGTGTCGCGCCGGGCGATCAGCGTTCCCGGCGCGGTGTTCGGGTACAGCTTGATCGGGATGCGCTCGCCGGTCAGGCGGTTGACGTACGAGCCGATCCGGCCGCCCGCGACGATCTCGCCGCGGCCCGCCGCGTCGTCCATCGTCAGGTAGGTGACCGCGCCGGGGCTGTTCAGGATCAGCTTGCCGAGGCTGTTGGCCTCCTGCGCGTTGACCATGTACGCCGACGGGCCGAGCTGGATCGAGTTGTACAGGGCGATGTTCAGCGCGTCGAGCTGCGCGATACCGCCGCCCGACACGGTGAACTGGGAGCCCGCCGCGTCCTGGATCACGGCGCCGGACGGAGTGCCCGAGCCGTGCTGGATGATCGGTCCGCCCGCGGTCGTGTAGTCCGCGGTGATCGTCGCCAGCAGCCCGTTGAACTCGTTCGTACCCGCCGAGCCGTTGTCGGCGGCGCTGTTGAACGTCGGCGTCGTGGTGGACAGGCCCGGCAGCGTCGCGGTCGGAACGGTCTGGTTGGCGACGATGACGCTGGTCATGGTCACCGACGGGATCGTGGTGGTCGTGTAGTACCACCAGGTGGCGCCGTCAGCCGACTGGAACCAGTCGTAGGCGACACCGCCGACCACTGAGGTGGTGGACGCCGACACCGAGTGCGTGCCGGCCGCGACGGTGGAGGTGGTGACCTGGCCGACGTTGCCCTGGCTGTTGCCGTGCCCTGCGCCGGTGCCGTCGCCGTCGCAGTAGTGGTAGCCGGAGCCGGTGCGCGCGGCGACGCCGACGTGCACCACGGTGGACGCGGCGATCGAGCCGCCGGTGTCGGACTGGGTGACGGTCGGGGCGACGGGGCGCTGGAGCGCGAAGTTCTGCGAGCCCCACGCCTTCTTGTCCTGGCCGATCTTCCACTGGCTGATCGCGGAGAAAACTCCGCGCGCCTTCGCGTCGGCGTAGCCGCGGGCCCGTGCCCGCGCGTCGCGGGTGACCGTGTAGCCCATCGCGAGCGGGAAGTACGGGGCGGTGACCTTCATCAGCTGGTTCTTGGCCAGCTTGCCGGCCGCGTCGAGCGCGACGGAGGGGTTGGGCTGCTGGTTGTTGATGTTCAGCAGCGCCTCCCACTGCGCGATGTCCGAGCCCTGGTTCGGGCCGGTGCGCGCGAGTTCGTCGCCCCAGGGCGTGACGACCGGGACCAGGGAGATCAGGTCGGAGAGGTCGACGCCGAGGATGCCGGTTGAGCTGGTGATGCCGTTCGTCGCGGCCTTGAAGATCGCGAGGGTTTCCTCGCTGATCTGGTCGAGATCCATGCGAGCCTGCCTTTCGGGCATGCAGACGAGCCCCGTGGCGCTGTGCGCGGGGGCTGCGTGAAGGGAGGTCCGCTAGCTGGGCGAGAACCGGGCCGTGATCGCGGCGATTCCGACGATGCGGCGCGCTTCGTCGCGCGCGGGCCCTTCGGGCATCTCGTCGAGCGCCTTCTGGATGGCCTGGAACTCGGGGCTCTTGGTCGGGCCGCGCTGTGCGAGCGCCGGCCCTCCGGTGGCCCCGTTCAGCAGCGGGGACCTGCGGTCGTCAGGCTTGGCCAACGCCTTCTCCACGCGCTCGCTCTGGCTCTCCACCTTCGTGACCAGCTCTCCGAGCTGCTTCGTCACGGGTGCCATGGCGTCGGCGAACACGGTGGCGAGCTGGGTCGCCGCCTTGGTGACGCTGTCGTCCGGGGCCTGCGGGGGCGCCTGGACGGTCTCGGTGCCCGGGATGACCCGGGCGGTGTCGCCCGGCGCGGTCGCGCCGGTGGTCTCGGTGGCCTTCTCGGCGGCCATCTTGCGCAGGAACTCGCGTCCCAGCTGCGCGTACTCGGCCTCGCTCAGCGCGGGCGCCGTCTCCGACTTGGCGACGGTCTCGGCCGGCGCGCTGGCCGGGGCGGCTGCGGTGGCCTCGACGGCCTGGGTGTCGGTCACGGTGCTCTCCTGGGGTGAGGGTGCCGCGAGCGCGGCGGGAGGGGTGGGCGCCTGCTGCGCCTTGGTGACGTCGGCGCCCGCTTCGGCGCGCTCGACTGCGGCGAATCCGCCGAGGCCGCGGATCGCGCACGTGAGGTTGTCCAGGACGCCTTGCAGTTCGAACACGTCGGCCAGGTCGTCCATGTGGCCGGCCGCGACCTCGGTGCCTTCGCGCACGGCGAGGGCCTGGACTTCGGCGCGCATGCCGACGAGCCGGTCCATGAGCGACTGGGCGCCGTCGGCATCCTGCGCCTCCCACGCGGGCGAACCGGGCTCGCCGGTGCCGTCGGCCTTGGCGACCTGGACGCCGAAGTGCTGCGCGGCGGCCCGGATCTTCGGCATGGCCTTCTCGCCGAACGGGGACTGGGGGGCGCGCGAGAGCGCGTTGCGCACGTGCGCGACGTCGTGCACGGGGAAGTGGCGCTTGGAGCGCGGGGTGGTCTTGCCCTGCGCGTCCTTGCTGCCGCCGGGCTCGATGTACGCGAACGCCGAGTCGGGCAGGTCGTTGATGTCCGAGGTCGACAGGTCGGCCTTGGCCACGTACTTGATCGCGCGGCGGTCGGCGGCCTGCTTCATCAGCGACGCCATGGCGCCGGCGCTGCCAATCAGCGTCAGCGTCTCCGGTGCTGCGGGCGCTTCCTCTTCGGCCTTGGCGATCAGGTCGCGCACGTACTCGCCGTCGAACAACCCTGACGGGGCGCCGTCGGCGCTCTTGGCCATCAGGATCGTCGTCCCGTTCGCCGCCTTGCCGACCACATCGACGCGCGTGATGTCCGGGTCGACCAGTTCGGTGAAGTCGTCGTCCTGGCTCTGGTCGCTCATCCGCTGCTCCTGCGCTTGAGGCGGGTCGCGGTGCCCTGCGGCGAGACGCCGGTGATCAGGCCGCGTTTGTAGAGGTCCCAGGCGGCTGGGCTGAGGTATCCGCCGACCAGCCAGTCCCCGGCCTTAACGACCGTGGTGGCGCCGTCCGGTCCGGTCACGGTCCAGTCGGGGCCGTAGTGGATCCAGGAGCGGGTCGGCTCGAACTCGCCGTCGGTGCCGTCGAGGTGGAATGCGCCGCCGCCGAGGCGGTTGCGGGCGAACGAGTCGGCGGCCTTCTCCAACTGCGCCGGGGTGAAGTAGTCGCGGCCCTGGTCCAGGCCCTTGCCGATGCGCTCGTCGCGACCGGCCTGGTAGGCCAGGGCGACGATGAACCGCTGTTCGTCGGCCATGTGCGCCTCCTGGTCAGCCGGGGATGGTGGCGCAGCGGCAGCCGCCGGGGTGCGCGGGCGGCCACAGGTCGCCGGACTCGAACGGGACGCCGAGCGGGATCGGGCCCTGTGCGGCGTTGTCGTCGCAGATGACACAGACCTTGGTGTCCTCGGCGGTGATCCACCGGTGTGTCGCGACGCCGTGCCGCTGGTACACGGCGTTGGCGCCACCGCCTGACGCGCGCGTGAGCTCGGCCAGGGCGAGCCGGCCGGTGCGGCCCGGGTCGGCGAGCACCATGCGCAGCGCGTCGCCCAGTTCGCTGGTCGTGCGGTCTTCCAGGACCGCGTCGGCCAAGGCGCGGGCCATGGCCACGGTGCGCGAGTCCGCCATCAGGCCGATGGACACCTGCGCTGCCTCGAACAGCGCACGCAGACCCGCGCCGTCGGTGGCGTCCAGGATCAGACGCTCCGCTGCGCGGATCTCGCCCGGCTCCCAGCCGCCCATGTCGACCGGGTTGCGGGTGACCAGCGCGGTGGCAGCGGCGGTGCCGATCGCGTAGCCGTCGGTGTACAGCTCGGCGACCAGCGGGCGCAGCGCCTCGGCGAGACGGGTCCGGTAGGCGCCCAGCCAGCCGATCGCGGTCACGATCAGCGCGTCTCGGGCCTCCTTGCGCTGCCGGTCGCCCTGTTCGTGCTGACCGGCGAGCCAGGCGTGCGCGATCTGCTCGACATCGACGGCGGCGAGGAGGGCCGCGCCGATGCGGGGCGCCCAGTAGGCGGCTGCGGCGAGGTCGTACTGCCAGCCCGGCCAGGTCTCAGCTGGCCGGGCTGAGGCTTTTGGGCCCGCGTCCGCCTTGGCGACGGGCGTGCTGCCGAGCGGGAACGAGACGACCTCGGGCCCTCGGTGCACGCTCAGGTGCGTGAAGGTGACCGGCGTCGGCGGCACGGGCGCCGGCAGCGGATCACCCTCGTCGAGGTATGCGAGGGTGACGTGCGGCCGGTAGTCCTTGTGCTCGCTGGCGCTCAGGTCGCCCAGGTGCGTGCGCAGCTTCTGCGCGCCGGGCAGCGTCACCTGCGCGAAAGCGGGCGTCTTGCCGTCGCTGCCCGCGGAGGGCTCGAAGCTGTCGACACCGCCGACCGCGCCGGATAGCGGCCCGTCCATCAACGCGGCGGCCTGCTGGGCGCGCGAGCACGCCTCGGCGAACGCGGCGTCGTCCACGTCGCTGCCGAGGTACACGACCGTGATGTGGTGGTTGTCCACGCCGCCGGGTACCGGGGTGATGGCCCCGTCGGGCAGGTCGAGGGAGATCATGCCGGAGCGCTTGGTCAGGCCGGGCGTGCCCTTGGCCTTCGCGACCGCGCCGACCTCGGCGCGTCCGCCGCGGTTCAGTTCGGCCGCGACGACGGGGGAGACGGTCTTGAACACGAAGTCCCGCCACTTGCCGCGCCGCTTGCTGCCGGTCACGAACTCGCGGAACGCGGACAGCTCCGCTGCCTCGGCGCCGGTCAGCGACTTCGCGACCTGCCTACCAGCGGCAGCCTCGGCCTGCGTGTCGGCCTGCGTGTCGGCCTGCTTAGGGGCGCGCGCGTTGCGGTCCGCCTCGGTCTCGCGGCCGGGCTTGCCGCCCTCCTGCTGGTCAAGCTGGCGCCGCTCGGAGACCTGCGCCTCGTCGATCGCCTGCTGCGACTGCATGTCGTCCGTAGTGCCCGGGTGCGGGATGACCCCGATCGGGGGCACGAACGGCTGGTCCAGGGCCTTCTGGCTCTTGTCCGGGCCGTACGTGTCCGGGTCCGTCTTGCCCGCCACGGCCTCGATCGCGAGCAGCGGCACCGGGCCGATGCGCTGCGTCGAGTAGAACCGCGGAGTCGGGCGCTGCTTGTCCACGGGCTTGCCCAGCACGTCCACGCGCACCTCGTCGGGGGACTCGGCGCCCATGTCCACGTACAGCTGGTGCGCCTGCGCCTCGGCGAGCCGGTCCTCCTTGTCGCGGCCGGTGTCCAGGGAAACCTTCACCGGTAGGCCGATGTCGTGCTGCAGGTACCGGGTCAGGATGCCCTCGACGTACCGCACCCAAGGCAGCGTGTTGACCCTGAATTGGATGTCGACCTGCGTCTCGCCGTTCGCCCGGTTCACGTCCGAGACCAAGCCGAGGTCCTGCGGCACGACGCCGTACGCGGCGCACGTGCGCTTCATCAGCCACTCGGGGAACTTCGGGTCGAACGCCTTCGGCTTGGTCTCGGTGAACTTCGAGCCGCCGGGCACGGCGAGTAGCTGGTGCAGCTTCGCCTGGTCGCCCATGACCGTGGCGTCCCAGTAGTCCTGCCACTCGGCGACCTGGTCCGGGTTGGAGATGTCCGGGGGCAGTTCCATGAACCCGGCAGGCACGGAGCCGTCGGTGAACATCTGCAGGAAGTGCCACTGGAAACGCAGGTCCGTGTTGGCCGTCAGGAGGATGGACTCGATCGGGGCGAGCCCGAACGGGCTGTCGTCCTGCGGCCGGTACGGCACGTAGATCAGGTCTTGCCGGGTGAACCAGCCCGCGACCATGCCGTGCACGATCTGGTTCCACGCCGGCGCGGGCGCTTCGGGGCGCCGGCCGTTCTCGTCGATGTACGGGTACACCGTGGTGCCGTCGACGACTTCCAGGGCGATGATGTCGCCGTTGAAGTCGCGGCGCTTGTATAGGGGCGCGGCGTCGAACTTCTGGGCGCCCTCAAGCCACTTGGACAGCCACGACTCGTAGGGCAGTTCGCGGTCGGGGTAGGCGAGCGCGGCCTTCGCGGCGGTGATGGCGTCTTCGACGTCGTCGTCCACACGGTCGGCGGGCTGGAACATCAGCTCCATTGACCGCAGCTCGTCGATCTTGTGGTTGACGCACATGCGCGACACGTCGTAGGCGCCGATGACGGCGCGCAGCGTCTCGAACGGCACCCGGCCCCACTGGCTGCGGGACTTGGTGGAGATGTTGACGCTGGTCGGGTAGTCCGTGGCGCGCGGGCGCGTGGAGTACCCGAACGAGGGGGTCAGCGGGCGGCCGGGGCCGAGGTTCGTGGACGAGTCCATGCCGTGCTGGTGCAGCGACGTGGCGATCGCGGGCGGCGTGTGCGCGGGGGCGAGTTGCTTCGCGCCCCGGTCAGCGACGGCGCCTGATCCCGCCATCTGGCGCAGCGAGCGCGCGGCCGCCGTTTTGAGCGAGGGGGACGCTGTCGGTGCCACGCCGGCTCCCCCGCTCGTCTCGTAGGTCACGCCAGGAACGGGCGCCGGTGGGCACGTCTACGCCGGCATCGGCGGCGCGCTGCTTCATCGCGTCCAGGTACGCCTGGCCTTGGCCGGCGCGCAGCACGAGCCGCTGGAGGGCCTGGCTGGTCTGGTCGACCTGGTCGTCGTGGGCTGCGCGCGGGAACGCGGCGGCCTCGTCGACGAACGCGTCGACGTCGAACAGCGCGATTTCCGCCTCGGGCAGGAACACGTTGCCGGCCTCGATAAACGGGGCCACGGCGGAGGCGCGCGCGTACTTGGACTCTTTCGGGTTGACCGGGATGATCCCCGGGATCTTCTTGCGCAGCGAGTCGATGACCGCGGTGCCGTTGGCCTTGTCCTCGACCAACTTCGCCGCGACCTGCGGCCACTTCGCGCACAAGCCCGCGAACGCTGTCAGGGTCTCGGTGAACGAGAGGCGCTTGCGGATCTGGTCGACCAGGAACACCTGCGCGCCGCGCCGAACCCACACGCCGATGGCGACGTAGTCGCTGCCCTTGGTGTCCTTGAACGTCATGTCGGCGCTGATCAGGACTTCGTCGCACTCTTGGACGATCCACGCGCCGGGGATGTCCGGGTGCTGCGACCACAGCGGCACCGAGTAGCGGCGCCACCACTGTCGTAGCCACACGTTGCCCTTGTCTGGCGACGGACGGCCCTGGTAGAGCGAGGTGAACACGCGGCTGCCGGCCTGGACGCGGATGTCGCGCCACTCGGCGTCGGTGCGTCCGCGCGCCGATTGCAGCCACTGGCCCGGGTCGCGGCCGAGCGGGTCGGACTGGCCCTTGGCCGGGTCGTGGTCGGCGAGCGCCGGGATGTTGATGACCCGCCACCGGGCGCCGTCCTCAGCGGCGAGCAGCCGCCCGGCGAGGTCGTCCTCGTGCCAGCGGGTAAGCACCAGCACCACCGGAGCGGCCGGGGCCAGGCGCGTACCGCCAACGGTGCGCCACCAGGACCACACCCGATCGCGCCACACCTCGGACTCGGCGTCGTCCGCGCCCTTGATCGGGTCGTCGATGAACAGGAAGTCCACCGGCCGACCGGTCAGACCGGAGCTCAGACCCACCGAGCGAACACCGCCGCGGTGCCCGTCCAGCTTCCAGCTGCGCGCCGCCCCGTTGTCCGGCGCGATGCGCAGACCCAGGTCGAGCGTGCCGTCGACGCCGCTGTTGCCGGTGATCAGGTCACGGATGCCCTGCCCGAAGTCCTTGGCGAGGTCCTGCCCGTAGGAGGCGATCGCCACGCGCTTGTCCGGGTCGCGCAGCAGCAGCCACAGCGGCGTCGTGGTCGTGACCCGGGTGGACTTGCCCTCCTGCGGCGGCATGCTGACGATCAGCCGGTCGTTGCGGCCCTCGGCCACGTCCACCAGCGCCGCGTCGATCAGGTCGAGCGCCGGGGTCTGCACCGTGGTGCGGTCGATCGCCGCCGCGAGCAGGCCCGGCGTCGCGTACTGGCGCCGGGCGCGCGCGCGGCTGACTTCAAGCTGTCGGCGGCGCAGTTCACGCAGCGTCTGGAGCTTCTGCAGCCTCAGTTCGAGCAAGCTGTTCGGCGGCGTCTCGGATCTGAGCGTCGAGGTAGTCAAGGGTGGTCACCTCGTGCCGCGTGGGGGCGTCCAGGCCCATGAGCTTGGCGCGGCGTTCGGCGAGCCGGATGAGCCGGTCGATCGCGTGCAGCACCGGCATGTCGTCGATCAGCGGCTGGCCGTCCGGCGCGCGCACCAGCTCGCCGTGCTGGGTGTGTGCGAAGTGCGTCGACTCCAGCACCTCGTACGCCTTGGCCGTCAGCGCGTCGATCTGTTCCGATTGCAGGCGCCGCAACTCGTCCACTGACTCGGCCGGGACGGCCACCAGGGCTCGCTGCACGGCCTTGTAGGCGCCGGTGTGATCGGCATAACCGAGGTTGCGCGCGATCTGCGCATAGGACTGCCCGCGAGACTTCAGACGTGCGGCTTCGGCATCCCGCTCGGCGCCCTCGATCGTGCGGGTGAACCGGCCGTTCGTGCCATGGTCACGGTTGGCCATGGTCAACTCCCGTCGTCACAGCAGCGCCGCGAACGGCACGAGCGCGTTCGTGGCGGTCATGGTCGTGCCGCTGATGGTGAAGCTGGCCGGCAGCCCGGTCTGGCCGGTGCCGAAGACCGAGAACCGCAGGAACGGCGCCGCGGTGTTGCTCAGCCCCAGGTTCAGGAACGAGACCTGCGTCGCGGTGTCGCTGGTGACGCCCTGCAGGTGAACGGGCGTGGTCGCGTTCGACATCAGCAGCAGCGCCACGGTCGTGCCGACGGCCGGGCTCTGCGCGCCGATCGAGTAGGACTGCAGACCGGCCGCGCCCCAGCTCGCGAGGTCGGCGGTGACGCCCTTCTGCGTGGCGAGCGTTCCCGCGATCTCGTAGTACCCGATCAGGTTCTGTCCGGCGACCGGGCTGGACGCCGAGGACAGGACCTGGACGGCGACTTTGCTGAACGGGTTGCCGCTCAGGGCCTTGAACAGCAGGCAGTAGGCGGTGCCGGTGGCGAGGTTCTGGCTGACGGCGACCTGCGGCAGGATCGGGTAGTTCCACTCGACCCAGCCGCGTTCGGCCGGGGAGTCCTGGACGTACAGGCCGAGGTTGCCTCGCGCGGTGCCGACGTTGCTGACGTCGCCGAGGTTGTTCGCCGCCTGCAGCGCGCCGGTGATGCGCGTGTCGTTGCCGGCCGCGTAGTTGCCGGCGCCGGTTCCCGCGACGGGGATCTGCCCGAACGCGGCGGCGTCCGTGGCGACCGTGCCGTTGGCGAGCGCCGTGATCTTCTGCGCGTTCAGGCCCACCGCGGCGGTCGGGGCCGCGATCTGGTCGAGCCGCGCCGTGAGGCTGATCGTGTTGCCGGTCTTGGACAGGCCTGCGCCGACCTGAATCTCGCCCGCGCCGGAGAACTGCGTCCAGACGATCGGCGTGGTGCCGATGACGTACGGGCCATTGCCCGCGACCACGAACCCCGCGCCGGTGTTGACGGCGCCGGCTTCGGTGAACACGAACGCGCCGGGCACGTGGACGGGCAGGTCCATGTCGAGCGTGCGCGTGAGCACGTACGCGACGCCGACGGCTCCGGCCGTGGTGCACTGGTAGATGCCGTTGTTCGCCGTCGCGGCCTCGTTCTGCACGAGCACGCGGTCGCCGAGCGCCACCGCCGAGCCGTCGACCGTGAGCACGCCGGTGGCGTTGCCGGTCAGCGTCGCGCCCAGGCCGCTCGCGCCGTTCGAGTACGTGTTCGCGGGCAGCGCGGCCGCGGTGGCGAGCCGCACGGAGGTCTTGGCCGACAGGCCCGCGGCGATCGAGTCCGCGTACTGCTTCGTCGCCAGCTGCGTCGCGGCGGTCGGGTCGGGGGCGGTCGGCGAGCTGGTGAACGCCTTGACGCCGCCGATGTTCTGGCTGCTCGTGGTGTCCACGGCGCCGATGGACGCGGGTGTGACCGGGTCGCTCCCGGCCGAGGCGTGGCTCGCGGCGTGCGCGGTCGGGGTGCGCGCGTTCGTCGTGGTCGGGTCGGTCGAGACCAGCGCGATGGCCGAGCCCGAACCGGCCGGGCCGATGTTCGCCGGCGAGAGGGCGCCGATGTCGCCCGGCACGAGTTCGACGTTGCCCGCGACAGGGCTGACGTTGTTGACCGAGGTGACGGTGCCGCTTCCGCTGCCGCCGCTCGCTGTGAACGTGACATCGACGGCGCCGGATCCGGGGTCGTCCACGGCGTTGATGGCCGTGTTCGCGCCGGCGATCAGGTTCACGGCCTGGCGCGTGCCCGCCGTCGCGCCGTTGACCGCGACGCGCAGTCCGGTCATGCCGGGCGCTGCCGGAGTCGGCGGGTCGGTGACCAGCACCTGCGAGAGGATGTACGGGCCGCCGGAGTCCGGCACGACGATGGGGCTTACCGCGCCGCCTTCGGTGACCTCGTAGTGCGTGTTCGCCGGGGTGAGCTGCGAGTTCGGCGTCAGGGTCGCGGACCAGTTGCCGGACGCGTCGGT